GGGCCCCCGAGGGGGCCCTGAGCGCAGTGCAACATCTCCAACCCTATGGTTGGGACCAACGATTGGGGTCTGACCCCAGAAAGGTATTTCCGATATGAACGGATTTACCCCCTGGAATGACTCCAGGAACACCATCCGCGTCAACCTCCTTGTGGAGGAAGACGGTCTGGTGGAACGTGCGAACACCGAGAAGGCGTTCGCATCGTTCGAGGCCGAACTGTCCCGTGTCGAAGACGTTTTGAAGCGTCTCCGAAGCACGCGGATCAGTCCGTACCCCCATGCGAAGCTGTAAAGCTTCGTAGATCGCTGGCCCAATTGTTGGGCTAGATAACGAGGAGTAATTCCTCGGGACCATGAGGAGCTCTGTATCGCCGTTGGATGATTATCATGACACAACGTAGACGAGGGATCGCCTACGTTGGTCCGGTTGCGAGCCGGTCCAAGACTTGGATCGTGAGTAATGGCGTCATGTCAAACATGTCGTCATCACGAACTAGTCTGTCCGACTCGTTTAAACCGCTCAACGGGAGTCAGGTTACTGACTCAGAATCACATCCCGCTTGGCGTGATCGCAAACGCGATCACTTCAAGGGTGATCTTGGAGGACCATTCTTCACTCAGAAGAGGTATGCGTACTCGGATTCTACCGAGCCCGTGACCCTATCTGGGAGTCGAGTGGTGATAGCTGGGGTCCGTACTGACTTCGGTCAGTACATTGGCCCTATGCTACCAGCGTCTCCGAGTGTTATGGGATACCCTGCCTATGCTCATTCCAACAATGATACGTTGGATGAACTTGGCACGGTTGCCATCGCTCGGTGTTCGCCTTCCAATCCCACCGCGGACGTTGCCACCTTTCTCGGTGAACTACTCAAGGACGGTTTACCGCACTTGATAGGCGATACCCTACATGGGCTCGCGAGTATGACTTGGAAACAACGCCGAAAGGCGATTGCTTCTGAGCATCTCAACGTCGAGTTTGGATGGAAACCATTCATCTCCGACCTTAGGAAGTTTGCTTCCATGGTCGTCCACGCAGATTCTGTTTTAAAACAGTATGAGCGTGGCTCTGGATCAATGGTGCGCCGCAGGTTTGTGTTCGATACTATTCACAACGTCGACACGGTCACCGCGATATCGAACGCCAGCCCATGGATTGGGCCGTCGCCAGGTATCGTGCTGAACCCTGACACGACGCAGGTGAATAAGGGATCAGTTCTACGGCAGACAGAGACTGTCAAACGTCAGTGGTTTTCAGGTGCGTTTACGTACTATGTTCCTCCGAGTGAAGGTATTCGGAATAACATCGCGCGTCACGTCATCTTGGCCAAGAAACTTCTTGGCCTGCCACTAACGCCAGATACTATCTGGGAACTGACACCCTGGAGCTGGGCTGTTGACTGGTTTTCCGATACGTCCGAGGTTCTTCGGAACTGGACGAATTGGATCATCGACAACCAGGTGTTGCTGTATGGGTATATGATGGAGCATTCAATTGCTCGATCTACCTATACGTTCGCTGGTCCGACGGGCTATATGCCCCCGGACAAGCGTCCACCCAACGTTGTCTTGGCTTCTGAAGTCAAACAGCGTAGACAGGCAACCCCCTTCGGGTTCGGCGTTGACCTTTCGACATTGTCGAATCGTCAAAAGGCCATTGCCGCTTCTGTGGCTATTAGCCGTCAGAAGTAGCAGAGATGTTGTTCAGCGTAATCAACGCCAACGGGGCATCTCGGTGCCCTAGGAGTGATGCCCATGTCGTTCACCGACCCGCTTTCCATCACCATCTCAGGCTCGGCGATCTCCCTCCCGCGTGTGAACACGGGGGACGAGAACGCGTCCGAGTACATGAGCGGTGACGGCCTCTATAAGGTGACCGCGAGCCATGACTATGGCAAGCGCACCCGGAGGCTGCTGCGGATCGACGCTTCGAAGATCGCCCCGGACTCGTTCCGGCCTGCGGAGAACACGCGAGTGTCGATGAGTAACTACATCGTCTTCGACGTGCCGCCGACCGGTTACACGAATGCCGAGGCGTTGGCGGTGTATCAGGGCTTCAAGGCCATGTTCACCGCAACCTCCGACCTGCAGATCACTAAGCTCCTTGGCGGTGAGAGCTGATGCCTCACCTCAAGTCTTAGGTTCTGCATGAACCAGGACTCTGACCTCATTTCCCCTGATAAGGAAATGCGGCAAACCGACCGACGGGATCTCCCCGGACGTCGGAGCGTTGACCATCTGCCCAAATCGACCTTTACCCGTAAGGGATTGGTCATCATTGTGGCTGTGGTGGACGCTGTCTATCTGGTTAGCGAAGCTTTCCTCACTGCGCAAACTTCTTGCCTGTGAGGAGGCTGTGAAGAGTTCTACCTCTATCATCGTTTCGTACGGACATGCGAGCGTTTCAACGCCCGCAGTTCTGAACGTTACGGTGCACTCTGGCCGACTTCGGTCAGAGGAGGAGATTGCAGCATTCCACGATGTCCTTAAAGCTGTAGAACAGCTTCAGTTCGTCGTGGCGCGCAGCAATTTTCCTTTGAGGTAGGTTTCTCAGACGACTGGGCTAGGGATTAGCCACCTTCCATTGAAAGGAGGGGACTATGAAAAGCCTGACGTCACTCTGGTCCTGTACTGCCAATGAATTGGCAGTACGATGTTGCACGAGCACTGCGCTTGACGCAAAATACGTCGAGCGTCGGTTCGAACACGAGGGGCTATCGTTTCTAGCGATATCCCTGGCGGACTTTGGAAAAGCTACCCAAAAGTGGCTTGACCAAGGTTTCGTCGTGCCTTCAGATGTTCCGGCTTTCAAACGAAAGTCGGGACGTCGTAGCGGTCTCCCTGAATTTCTTCAAGGTTTCCTTGCACGTGTGTTCGATCCTTGTAGTGGCGTGCTGCTGGAGAACCCGGACATCGAAGCAATCTATGCCGTTCGTCAACTAACGTTGATGTTCAGCAAGATCGCCCTCCCGACAGCCACCCAGATGGGTAGGCCGTCTTCGGTTGTAACACCGAAGCGTGAGAGGCGAGCGATGCGCGAGTTCATTCAGTGTGAGCAGGATGTCAAGGAGTCTGACGCCCGCCTCGATCCCCAATTTCTTGAGGATTTTAAGCGGATGTCCGACTTGCTTTTTGCTGATTTGTTTGCCAAGGTGGATAGAGATATCCAATTTGGCAGACTTCAGCCAAAGCACGGTCCAGGCGCTGTCGCAGATCGACTTTCCAGTAATGGAAAGTGGAATCTGCGAACCTGGACTGCTCGTCTTCAACAGGCAGAGATGTCTGCTGAAGAGTTTCTCGTTCCGAACTTCAATTATCTTGAAGATTTGAACGAGGAGCTTGACGTCCTCGAACCCGGTTCCGAGATACCCGTTAGGGTTATCACGGTTCCTAAGACGCTCAAGACACCACGAATCATTGCTATTGAACCTGCTGCGATGCAATATGCGCAACAGGCCATTAGCAAGGCTATCGTGTCTGCGGTAGCTGAGGATGACTTCCTCAGTCGCATTATCGGATTCGACGATCAGGATCCCAATAGGGATCTTGCTCGCAGAGGTTCGCTCAGCGGCGACCTCGCCACACTCGATCTGAGTGAGGCTTCCGATCGTGTCTCGAATCAGCATGTACGGGCGATGTTGTCTGAATATCCGCTTCTGCTTGAAGCAGTTCAGGCTTGTCGTTCCCGAAAGGCTGATGTGCCTGGCCATGGCGTTCAACGCCTAGCCAAGTTCGCATCTATGGGTTCAGCTCTCTGCTTTCCGATTGAGGCTATGGTCTTTGCGACCGTAATCTTTCTCGGAATTGAGAGAGAGCTCAGCACAAAGCTCACTCGCGAGACTGCCAAAAGGCGTTTCGCGAGCAAGGTGCGCGTCTTTGGTGACGATTTGATCGTCCCCTCAGACTATGTGCTGTCCGTCGTTGACGAACTGAGTGTTTTTGGACACAAAGTTAACGTCAGCAAGTCTTTTTGGACCGGAAGGTTCAGAGAGTCTTGCGGACGGGAGTTCTACGATGGCCATGACGTTTCAATCGTCAAGGTCCGATCGGTTCTCCCGACACGACGGCAGGATGCGAGCGGGGTAATCTCCGCTGTCAGTCTCCGGAACCAGTTTTACTGGGCCGGACTTTGGCAGTCGGCGAATTGGATGGATGGACTTATAAGGAAACTCCTTAGGGAGTTCCCGAATGTCACACCATCCAGCCCGCTGTTGGGCAGAGAGTCGGTACTGGGATATGAATTCCAGACAATTGACCCTCGTACACACAGCCCCCTCGTCAGGGGCTGGTTTGTGCACTCCAAACCCCCACGAGATAAACTCGATGGAGTTGGAGCCCTTCTCAAGTGTCTCAGTAGGACGGATAGGGTACCCGGATTTGGCTTGCCAAATCCGGAGTACAAACCTACTCCGCCCATCTTCGACGTTGCGAACGTTGATGATGAGCACTTGGAGCGTTCTGGACGCCCCGAGACCGTCAACATCAAGCTCGGGAGGAGGTCGCCCTATTAAAGGGTGATCGGGTTGTGACAACCCGCAGGAGGTGTGAAAGCCTCCCCTCCGTTTCTAGGACCACTGTTAGGTAGTCCTGGAGCGGTTCCCGGCTTCCAGCCGGGGTCGGCGTGCTTCATTGCACGTTAG